AACGATGAGGGCTACAAGATGTCATTAACAGATGCTTTAGGTGTTGCGATGAAAGCTTTAGGTGTGGCTGCTGATGTCTATTTTCAAAAAGGTGCAAGATTTGGTACTAAGTATGAACAAGCAGAATATGAATCAGCACAAGCAAAACAAGCATCTAAACCAGCGCAGAAGCCTGTTGTAAACAGTAGTAATATAGAACAAGCAAAAGCAGATATCGCAGCGGCTAAGTCAATAGATGAGCTAACAGCCATCTGGAATAAGTATCCTGATTTACAGCCAAGTCATGACTTTACAGGCGCATTGACAGCAAAGAAAGATTTACTTAATGGAGGCAACAAAAAATGACAAAAGCAGCAAATATAATAAAGTTAGCACAATCGCCTGTACAGTTTATAGGAGAGACACATGAGTATTACTTAGGCGATAAAAAATTAAAAGGTATTACTGGTAGTCTAGTCGAAAGGGCTTATCCGGATACCTATAAGAAGCCTGACAACTATACAGAAGAGCAATGGGAGCAAATACTAAAGACTGCTGCTGATAAAGGCTCTGTCGTACATGAAACAATAGAATTGTATGAAGACTTAGGTATTACTTCTGATTTGCCTGAGCTCAAAAATTATATAGCAGTCAAGGGCTCTAATGGCTTTATTCATGTAGCAAGTGAATATGTTGTTTCTGATAATGAAGTATATGCTAGTGCTATTGATCAGGTATGGCAAAAGAAAGGTTCTAAAGGTGTTTGGTTAATCGATATCAAAAGAACAAGCACTATTCATACAGAGAATGTCGCTTTGCAGCTATCTATATACAAAATGTTTTTTGAGATGATGAATCCAAATATACCTGTAGAGGGAATAGCTGTTTTATGGCTCCGTGATGACAATGTTAAATTTATCGAGCTTAACCCGGTAGCAGAGGAATTGATAACAGAACTCATGGCTGCTGATATAGATGACAGACCTTTCAGTATAGTAGATACTTTTGGTGTCCTTCCTACATATATAAATGATATACAAGATGAGATTATAGCAATCGATAAGCAGATGAAAGAGGCGAAAAAGCGCAATGACGAGCTAAAAAAAGGCCTTTTATCATTAATGCAGGAACACAATATCAAGTCATACTCGGCTTCTAAATTGCAGCTTACACAGATACTACCAACCGTAAAACAAAGTGTTGATACAAGTAAGCTGAAAGAAAAATATCCAGATGTATATGCAGACTGTCTAAAAGAAAGTGCTGTGTCTGCATCATTAAAAATAACAATTAAAAAAGTAAAGAAATGATTTTTGCAACTATTTTAGGTAATTTGACTAGAGATGTAGAAACAGTAACAATCGGTCAAAATGAACACTTTAAGTTTACCGTGGCTACTAGTACATGGAAGAAGGACCAGTCAGGAAATCATATTTCAGCATTTGTAGACTGCCTTAAAAGAGTCGGTAATACCAATTCTCTCGGTCAATATCTTGTTAAGGGAACAAAGGTACAGGTAATGGGAGAACTTACAACCAATACATACCAGGGCAAAGATGGTAATACCTATAGCTCGATAAATCTTTCTGTAACAAGTCTTGAATTTGCCGGTAGGGCAAACAGTAATGCTGACAACAACACTACAGAGAATAATGCGGGGACTCAATCGGCTGCACCATTTCCTCCAACTCAACCTACCAATCCAAATGATTTACCATTCTAATTATCAGGGAGCCTGAAACATGGCTCCCTACATTTAAACTCTTGGATATGGATATTACACTCATTAAGGTAGATGGCGGATTTAGATACGCAACAGATGCAGATTACGAAAAAGGAATGAAGCTCAAACGTAATGTCCCGTTAAAATGTAAAATCACTGAAATTAGGAATTATAAATTTCATAGGAAATACTTCGCTTTTATAAACCTTTGTTGGGAATATCTAACAGAGCAACAACAACACTGGTTTAAAGACAGTAAAGAATGTTTTAGGGGCACGGTTGAGGTCTCTGCTGGCTACTGTACAAGAGTTTATTCCTTAACTCGTAATGATTGGCAAGATGTTCCTAAATCTATAGCCTTCGACAAGATGACAGAGGAAGAGTTTGAAAATCTGTATGAATCTGTTAAAACTGTTGTATTTACAAAAATACTCAAAAATATTAGCTATGAAGAATTCACAGAAACGCTCAGTACATTCTAATCACTATACAGATACAAGAGCAGCGACAAGAGCTAGATTAAGGCCTGTTATAATGACATACAGAGGAAAGCAAAAGCAATTTAGATCGATTAAAGAAGCAAGCATATATTCTGGTGTATGTACTGTCAATATTTGGCGATGCTGCAATTCTGGTCATCTGTTTAACAAACAATTTAAATTTGATTACGCATGAAGATATATTACCATATAGGTGTAGAGCTAATTGAAGATAGAATAAATCTTTCTACAGCATTTGGAAAATTAGGGTTCTCACTTGAAAGCAAAGATATAGATCCATTTCAATTCTATTATGCAAAAGAAGGTGAAGTAATGGTAAAGTCTGTTTCTGTTTTTGATGATAATAAACAAGATCTTATAGATATCATCAAAAAGACTGGGCAGGAAGTAAAAGCGAATTGCGAGAAAAATGGATTAGAAGCCGGTAGCATTGTTTTAGCCAGACTTGAAAATAAAGAATGGTTTGTTGGCATGCTAGACAGTGTTTTATTGAATAGTCTTTCAGAGTATCCATTCTTGGTTAGTTGTGTATGGTGCAGCGAAATCCATGCTTTTAGAGAGAGTTATATGAAATATATTGGTTCAACTATAAGTTTTAGTCTGTTCGATGAATAATGATGTAATTATACCTAGGTCTTTGCTTGAACAACCTGAATATTTTGCAAAAAAATTCACAAAAGGGCAAGCACTTCTAGATTTGTTTTTTCTCGCTACAAAGGATAAATACATTCCTATGTCAGAGCTCAAAATGGCAGAGAGGTGGAAATGGAACCGGTTAACGGTTAAAAGGTTTATCTGTATTTTGGAAGAAAGAGGAGTTTTGTCACGTGTAAGCGTAGATAATAATGTCGTGCTACATATTACTATGAACAAAAATTTATCCTCATGTGTAGAAAATAAACCATCAAAACAGCAGAGTAAACGTTTTGTTCCTCCTACAGTTGAAGAAGTAGCACAGTATATTGCTGAGAAAGGCTACACCTTCGATGCAGAAACATTTGTGGCTTTTTATGAGTCAAAGGGGTGGGTTGTAGGTAAAGCAAAGATGAAGGACTGGAAAGCTTGCTGTAGAACCTGGGAAACAGGTCGTAAGAAAACAGAGAACCAAACTTCTAATATCAAACATGTTACTGTTGATAACCCGGAAAAAATTCCTGATATGGTAGCAGAGAAAGTTAAGTCTATCAATACATTTTGGGAATGGTTAGAAGATTGTTGTCCTATGATTAATGCAGCTCTAACAGAAGATGCCCCTGACAATCAAAATTTGAGCCGTATGCGTAGATATAACAAATATGGTGCAAAAGGTTTAGCATGGTCATTCTTGCAAATGGAGAAAGAAGGTGTTAAATCTAATTCACTTATGAGAGAATATTTCAATTTTATTAATGCGCATGATCTATACACGGGACCAGAATGAAAAAATTATTATCGGAACGCTGCTTAATCGCAGTGAACTTAACCCAATAGATGGCATAGAGCTATTAAGAGAAGAAATGTTTATTAACCGGCAATGCAAATTTGTTGCAGGTATTATAATAAAGATGATAGATGAGGGAATACCCGATACAACACCATATGATGTATATATGTATACGCAAGAGAAATTTATTAATCCAGGGAACAAAACAAACTTTCTGAACTTCTTAACGGAGTTATCTATGAATAATTTTGCCTGGAAATCTTTCAAGAAGCGTATTCTATTCCTGATATCAGAATTTAATAAAGATAGAGCTCGTGGAAAACTATACTAATGCAGTATTATTACCTTCTGATGACAAGACAGAGAAGACTGTAATCGGCACCATAATAGCAAGTAATGAAAGATTTGCTGAAGTAGAAGATATACTTTCCGAAAAGGTTTTTTATAACGAGATCAATAAATGGGTATTTCGCTGTACACGTTATCTGATTACCAACAATAAGATAGCAGATCTGAATTCTATCATAGCTACACTGAAGAAGTATAAGCTGCCTATAGAGATTACTGAATATGATGTAATGGAAATAGCTGCTTATGAATCTGCTGATACATTACAGCAGGACTCTGAAAGAATCTGTGATTACGCAAGACGTAGAGAATCTTGGACAACCCTCCAGGAATCAGCAAAACAGACTCTTGAATTAGGAGAGAATATCGATGATACAATTGGTGCGCTTGCAACAAAAATAGAAGAGATAAGGAACAACGCTACAGCAGATACCGGAATCATAACTTCAAATGATGCCTTAAAAGAGCTTAATGCTGTTGTTGCTGATAACTTAGCCGGAAAGAATAATCAAACAGTAAAATCAGGCTTTAGGTTTACAGACAGCAAGGGTGGTATTCGTTTAGGTTCACTATCTATTATTGGCGCTTTTACTTCTGTTGGTAAAACTTCTCTTGCTCTTAAAATGATGTTGAATATGGCAAAGATGGGAATACCAGTAGCATACTATAGTTTGGAAATGTCTGCTGTTGAGCTTTGGGCAAGACTGGTAGCTATAGAGAGCGGAATCCCGGCTAACAGAATTCTTAATTATGGGCTTGTAAAAGAAGAACTTGAAGAATTTGATAAAACTTTGCAGAGGTTAAAGGATCTGCCTATTTATATAGATGATAAGGCCACAACAAAGTTTAGCAAAATGCTTCGTTCTGTCCGCAAACTGGTAAAGACTAAAAGTGTGAAAGTATTCTATGTTGATTATTTACAGATTTTCGCACAGAATAATTCAGATAGTGAGGAAAGTGCTTTGTCAGGGATTGTTCGAGCATTGAAGAATATTAGTCGGGAACTTAATATTGTTTCTGTAGCCCTAAGCCAGTTAAGGCGAGGTCATGAAGATAAACACCCATCTATTGATATGCTCCGTGGTAGTGGACAAATAGAAGAATCTGCTGATAATGTATTCCTTATCGACCGTCCTGATGCACACCCGGATTGGGGAGTAACAAAGTTTTCTGGAAGATTTAGAAATGTGGAAGTAGATGGAAAAGCGGAAATAAACGTTGCAAAGGGCCGTAATATGGGATTAGGACAATTTCTAATATCTTTTGACCCAGAGCGAACAAATTATTATGAGACTGATGGTTTTGATTACCGTGATAGTCAAGATCTTAATACTGTTGACAATAAAAATGAATTACCTTTTTGAATATGAATAAAAAAGATTTTAACGAAAGACGTGCACATTTGATTAAAAGATATTATACGGCAATGAAACTGCATTGTTGGCGCACTGCTGCTGCAAGAATAAGAGAGCTTGCAGAAATTGACAGCGATAATGTCTTTGTAGAGTTTAAGTACAATGAGTTTTGTCGTAATCACAGTTTGAAATATGAACTTAAATAAATATCTGTCCGAATGTCAGAAGTTGCAGCGTAGGAACCAGCCTATAGATTTGCAGATTTGTACTATAAGAGAACATCAAAACTGGGACCTAGAGGTAATCTTAACAGGTAAGGACGCTTCAACTCTGTGTGTCGCTCATTTCTATCATTTTTGGAGTGAGCGAAGAAACAAAGAAGAACTTGAAAAACTGATAAAGGCTATCAATGAATATCAAAGGTAAAATATTACAAGTGTTCCAGGAAAAGCAATACTATGCATATTATTTTCTGGACTATCTAATAGAAACAGAAGATGGGCATAAGATATTGCTTACTTTGGATAACAAGTTAATGCGCATATATTTGGCTGTAGGCGCCACTGTTATATCAGATGTAGAGTTTAGAGCCCGCCAATATAAAGGTAAATGGATCAATTCTTTCATTGTCGGTATAATTACTCCAGTACTTTCAGACAATATACGTAAGACAATTGAAATTATAAATACAAAAATTAAAACAGAACAATTATGAAAACAATGAATTTTAAAGATTACAAACGTTATGCTAAACAATTTGGTAAATCATTAGTTATGCTTACTATTGGTGTGTTTGTAGCACTTGCAGTAGAACTGTTTAACATGCTGGTCAAAATAGCGCAAGAAAAGCCTAAATTGATAGTAACATTACTTATAGCTTTACCTATTGTAACATTTGTTGCTACATTTTGGGTACAAGAAGTACGTATTGGAGTTGTACAAGCCGAAACTGATTTAATTTGTGACTCTATTATGTGTGAAAATGATAAGCTAAAGTCGACAGATCGTTATGATGTAGGTTATGTTAATGGTATGATAGTCGCTCAGAAGAAGTTTGAAGAGTGTAAAAAGCATTAAATAAAATCCTATGATAAGAAAAATAGTAATACTAAAGACTGACGGTAGCCCTGCTGGTGTTTTTGATAGCATATCTATGTTTGCTAAGACTTATCATCACTCTAATTATCGCATTTATCAGGCTCTGAAACAGAATATACTCTTTCGCAATATGAAGATAATGTATTGGGATGAATATGAAGCATATCTGATCAATCATGAAACCGATAAGCTTGCTTATGTTCTTCCTGATGGGAAAAAATACGGAGACAGAAAACAACAACAATTCTCAAAAGAAGGATTGCGAAGACGAAAAGAAGCTTCTAGTAAACTTGCCATAAGACTAAAGAATGAGGGGAGACTAGGACGAGGACGAAGACATAATAATAACGATCACTTCAAGAAACCTGTCATGCTGGTTAAAAACCATATAGACATCATTGCTTTCCCGAGTATGGTAATGGCTGGTAAATACTTGAAATGTTTACCTGACAATATACCTCGCAACATAAAGAAAGGATATAAAACGCGAGGATATTATATACGATATATCACAAAAGAATATTATAATAGATGGTGCATTAAGCAAGCTAACAAAAATGCACATCACTCAAATAAATAGGGTTGCCAGTGATGGTAGCCCTATCGTAAATTGAAGTTTTCTAATTCGCATCAAACATTTATTAAATCACACAAAAACTAACATAAACATAAATTATACCAAATAAAAAAATGATAATCACTTGAAAATCTTTATAGTTTCTGAATATCAGAATATTCTATCATCGCATCGAAACAAGGACATTCCTTAATTCGCTCAAACGGATCAACTTTTCCATTATGGTTTTTATCAGGAGAAATATCTCTGTGTCCCATGATTTTGGCCTGCGGAAATTTCTTATGCAGCTGCATTATGGCCGTTCTAAGAGCCTTTTTTTGAGCACTAGTACGATTATCAATAGCTTTACCTTTTGCGTCAATACCACCAACATATGCAATATTTATAGCTACCGAATTATAGCCCTGTACTCCATTTGACACATTCTCAATAGCAAGCATCTGATGCAAGGCTCCATCAGCAGTAACCACATAATGATAACCTGGATCTTTCCAACCTTTAGCTTTGAATTCCGCACTTAATTCTTTTACACCCCAATTTTGTGAAGATGCAGTGCAATGCACGAATATGTACTTAATTGTTCTCATTATCGATTTCTGTTTTATGCTCGTTAATATATTTTTTTAGTAATGGTATTTGTTCCAGGAACTGAACGCTTAGAACATAATATGTAAATTTAAATAGATTTTGCATCGGTGATTTTTTTGGAATAATTATGATTATATTCCTGTTGATATTCCTCAGATAGAATAATACTGCTGCATAGCATATGCTACTTATGCACTGGACCGTTATAGGCATTTGATGTAAATAATGCCCGATAAGAACAAAAAAAGCTATAGTCCCAAAGAAAACAAACATCTGAACAATACACTGCCATGCTTTTTTATTGTCCCATGCAATTCCTGGCTTCTCGACAATATCAGCTGTGAGGCCGGCAATGAAATTAAAGAAAAACAGAAGTAGCATAGCAAGCATAAAATCTTTAATAGGGGAATATACTCCCCATAAAAATGCTATTATTGCCAAGAATAGTTTTTTTATATTAATTATAACGTCCATATGATATCCTAAATATTCTCTACAAATATACATATAATTTAGAAAATAACACTATCTTTTTGTATTTTTTATGAGTTTAGAAAATAACCCATTGTGCTATAAATGGAATATTGATTATCAGGGATATAAACGAAAGAGTTACTTGACTTCAAAAAGTGGCATTTACTTGACGTGAAATAACAAGTTACTTGACAAAAATAATAGTTACTTGATTTCTTTCACAGATTTACTTGATAAATATCATCCTAAATTATCAAGTAACTATCAAGCAAGTCTATCAAAAATCAAGTAAATCGATGTTACTTGACAAAAAAAGTAGTTACTTGACTACCATATCCGATTTACTTGACAAATATCATCCTACTTTGTCAAGTAACTGTAAAGCAACTCTATCATAAGTCAAGTAAAACGGTGTTACTTGACAAGGCCGGGTAGTTACTTGACAAAACATCTATTTCGTGTTGCAGCTGGAGAAATACCCAAAGGGCATAAAGAGAAATATAAACCTAAATATTGGTCTAAAATAGAGCTTGATATATTTAAGCATAAAAAGTGAAATAATGCCTTGCCCTTAATCGGGTAGGGCTTTTTATTTCTTTTTTCTAGTTAAATACACTATCAGTAATACAATAAACAAGAACCATAGAATAATTCCAGATTTGTAGAAGAACTTTTGAAGTGAAGTTAGCTCGTTTACCTTAATTATCTTTTGGCTATTGTTGTTTATAGCTTTTTCCTTCGTACTCGTCTTTGTCGTATCTGATAGGGTAGTGCTGCCTGTTATTGTAGCATTTGGTAAAGTCTCTAAAGTATGGTATAGTTTCCCGTTTTTAAGCCATGCTTTAGACTTGTATATATCTGACATAAGTATGCTGGTGGTGTCTTCAGGAACAACATCCCTTAATTGCACAACAGGTACAGGAACATTTACTTTTACTTCTCTGTTGCGGATAATTATAGAATCCTTAACTATTGTTACCGTATCAGTAGTCCTGACTTCTGTAGCTACTTTTTGTGTTCTGCATGATGTTAATAACATACATGCTGCCATGATATACAAATATATTTTATTCATATTCTTATAAATTTAAAATCCCGTCCACTAATATGAAAGAAGACGGGATAGATTACAATAACGTTGAATTTTATATATAATAAGTATGGTATCTTTATTCACAAACCAAATCACCGACAATCATAGTTTGTTCAATATTCCATTCATTAGAAGCCATGAGTTTACCAAAAGCATCTTCAGAAAACGGTTAAAACCTTTGAAGTTTTGATATTCTTTTTCATATACGAAATAGTTTTTTGATTATAATTTCTTTGTCTTTCATTGGTTACAAAGATAGTAAAAATATCTCGTATTTAGGTTAAATTAATGAAATAATTTCTATCTAGCGTCTGCAAGTCCATAATTTATTGTGTCACGTAAATAATACAATTTTTTTTGATAATCCTCTTTTGGGTGCGGATTTAGCTTTTTTTGTGTTTCTTGATATGTACGCTATCGTAATGCCCTTTGACATACACCTTTTCCCAAAGTTCTTGCTTAATCATTCCAATAAGCCGCTTGCGAATATCGTATGTGTCGTAATGCCGCATGATACCAAGATACGAATTTACGCTTTGTACGTTATGTAATAGTTTCTTTTCGCTTGTTGAATAGTTGTTAAGTCTATATATTGCGTCTTGTGCGTTAGCAACCGTTCTATTGCCGACATATACTCTATCTTTCTTCACGACAGCACCCGTAAAAGCAACACCTTTATCATAATATTGGAACTTGAATTTATTTGGATGCAAGTTTACGTGTAGATAAAGATGTAGGAAGCGACGGATAACGGCTATTGCATGAAGCATTCTTTGCTTATCCGCGTCCGTTTCGCAAACCGTCATATAATAAAAATCATCAACATAACGACCGTGATACTTAAAACCCATCTTTTCAAGCAACATATCAAGCCAATGCAATAAGAAATTGGCATTGTGTTGACTTGGCAGATTTCCTATCGGTAAACCTAAGCCGTTGCCGTTCGTAAACAACGATTTATTTGCGGGTAATTGTTTCCAAAGCTCAAGCGAACTACGTCTTGTGCAATCTTTCTCGGGTTCGTGCAACATGATTATTTCGCTTAGCCAAAGAATATCGTCTTTATCATCTCCGAAATATTTTGCCTTGATGAAATCTTGTGTCATCTTGTTTAGTAACTTTACGTCAATAGACATGAAGAAACCTTGCAAGTCAAGATTGACGACCCAAACTGGCTTTGTGTAGTTTTCGGTACATTCCTTAATATCTTGCTTTAGTTGGTTGACACCATAAAGAACACCTTTACCGACACGGCAATTAAACGTGCGGTCACAAAACAATTTCTCATAAAGCGGCTCGATACGCATAGCGACATAATGATGCACTATACGGTCACGAAAGCCAGCCGCAAACACCTCACGTAACTTTGGTTTGGTAACAAGGAAAGCAACGCTTGTTGACGGGCGGTAAGTTCTGGCGTTTATTTCATCCACCAACGACAAAATATCACGTTCATATCCGTAGAAATACTTTATCGCCGACGGTGAAGATGCCTTGTGACGGAGACACGTTCGGAATGCCTCAAACATATCTTCATCCCTCACCATAGTTCGTTACTTATTCCGATTATAAGACTACTATTGACACCCGTTATCATTGTCAATTCAATGATGCGCAAACACATAAAATGTATTCTATCAAATGCGGACACAGGACGAACACTGTTCTCATTCGTCTTGTTGTTGTTGTTGAAGTTGCCGTCGTTGAAATTCAGATTCCAAGCATTCGTGGCAGAGTTCTCCGTAAAACACGCCCTATTGTTACATCTTAACTCCTTCATTATACCCACCGTCACCGAGAACGCAAGAACAACGAACATGACGATGTTTAGTGAATATCTTACAATATGCACATAGTACAAACACTGGGAGTTGGGCATCCATTTGAAAGAATAACACATTGCCGCCGTCCGTAAACGATACGACCCCCGATGTGTTATCACACTTGCGGTTAAAATATCTTTTGTCATTTATTTTGAAGTGGATTTGCGCCAACCAGTTGCCTGCTTTCCTATACCATCCAAGATACGTGAAAGTGTTGCATGCTGCTTTAAGTTAATAAGTTTCAAGTCAAAAGCCAAAGAAAGTAAATAAAAGAAACGTTCATACGACACAACGAAATCGTGACCAAGAACCTTTTGACGTTCCTCGCTATTCGGTGCGCAAAGATTAGCCTCTACTATACGCATAGATATTTCTATCGAAAGTTCTTCTAGTCGTCGTGCTATTGACGAACGATATTCCGTCTTGATTCTTTTAGTTACCGCAAAGATCTCTTTTGTCAAAAGGTAACTATCACGATATATCTTTGTGTCACGTGCCAACATATTCTTTTTTCTTTACTTTCTTTTGTTTCTTTATAACTTGTTACTTGTTTTCTTTATGCGTTTTCTATTCAAACCACTTACCCCATATACCGAACAATCAAATCTAAAGTTGTTAAAGGTTTAAATTGATAATTCGATAAAGTGTTAAAGGTTTAAATAGATAAAGCGTTAATAAAATGCGGACACAGGACGAACACTGAACTCAAGCGCCTTGCCGCCGTTGCCGAAGTAGCCGACGCCGAAATACAGACCCCAAGCATCCGTGGCAGAGAGCTCCGTGGATGACCAGTACCATTGACCACGATTCAACTCCGTGCCACCAATTATCGACATGATGCGGTTGATTTCGAGCAAATGCGACCAAATTATCCATAATTCACCACCACTCGGTAGCCACCAACGACCTGAACCAAATTGTGCGTCGGCACTTTCTACGTTAGTCGGAAAATATTCGTGGCAATACTTTGCAGCTGGCGCGTTATCACCTAACGTTGAAATGATTGTGTTCGTGTTCGCACGACCTTCCATGTCCGCAATAGCAGCTTCACGCCATTTTGTCGCTGTGCCACCGCTAACGTTAGACGTTGCCCATTTGGTACTTTGCACTTGGTCTTTGGCAACGATAAGCAACTTACCACCTTCTTGTACCCATACACCAACAGCCGAAGAAATAAACGATGCGGCTTGGTCGGCTTGTCGAAAACGTGGATAACCGTCACTTTCACGCGTTGCGACTCCAACATTACCAGTAAACAACGGTTGTTTTTTGAAAAGGTTGTCTGGTGTATCACTACCGATAGGATTTCCGCTTGCATCAAGCAAAGGTATACGTGCCGAATTTGATGCTGCTTGTGTTCCTTGTGTGTAGAACCATTTTTTTAACGAATCTTTAAATGTTCCCATAAGTTTCTTTTGTTAATATTATAAATTCTAGTTGCAAAGGTAATCAATATACCAAATTTTTAGATGATATTTTACAAAAAATTAAGAAATGCGTAATGCTTGCGTGTACGTGGATAATCCAAGTTGGATTGATTCTTGTATGCTTCGCGCTCAAAAGATATATTCTTATAAGCCTTACCATGATTAAATCCGTAACATATCCAACGTATCACATATTCCAAACCGTACCAAATCAAGAAAAAGATAACAAGCATTTCGGTTTGTTGCCTAAGATGTATCTTTTCGTGATTTTCGATAACAGTGGATAATTTGCCTTTGTATGATGACCGAACAAAGATGAAAGGCCACAACGTGAGTGCCGTAAAATTCTTTACAGGGATAATGTTGTTGTAGATTATTCTTAACATAACAATATAGCTGTTTAATATATTAACCCCAATCGTTATCTCTTTTAGCACCAACCACAAGCCCACGACCAAGAACCGTATTGGCAGGTTGTGGATTCATAAAACTGATTGGTAGTTTTATAACTTCTCCAACACTTCCACCGCCCCATTGCTCTTGATTACCATTTACGTAGATAAATACGTTGTTGTTGTAGTCGTTGGCGTTAATGAGCAAAACACGCTGAGTATCTGCCATGCTTAGCTGATATAGGTACGTTCCCTTTTCTTTTTCTATATTAAATACAATTTCGTCCACTGGGTAGCCGCTATAGTCATCTTCTTTGCCGTAACATTCAATCGTATAGTATGTCTGACCTCCCGAAGATGTTGCCGACGCAAAAGAAACAAGTTGTCCTGCATTACCTGTGCCTTTAGAATAATAGTAGCCTTGACTACCATTAACAAGTAATACGGTACGTGTTCTTGCCCCAAAAGCACCACGACACCAAATATCACCGCTATAAAAGCGCAAAGGTCGTCCGTCTTTTAATCCCTGATTATACAAGTCACCATCTTCAAACCATAAACGTCCGTCCGTACCGAACCTAATTTTTGCAACCACCGTACCGCTATTATTGACACAATTAAGGGATTTAAAACTACCAGTGACACCCGAAAGTTCTCCCCTTATAAAAGCATTATTCATGTACGCTGCGCCCGTATTTAAGTCAACACAAAAGTTTGGTGCGAAATGGCTTGATGAACTTATACCCCTTGGGTCGCTTGCGTCAAAATACGTATATTCGGTTGAATCATCACCATTCCTTTTACCATGTGTTGATAGTAACCAATCTCCGTTGATGATTGCAGACCCAAAATGTGCGTATGAACCGAATATCGCTTCGGTAATTATAAACTTAAAGTCCGTTACCATCAATTTCCAATTTTCGTTAGAACTTGACGGTGTACCCATTTCGGACATGGCGTATGTTCCGTTGTTTGTAGGATTAAAGACCCAATAATTGTCATTATACTTAAAATACGGTGCTTCTGCGTCAGTTACATTATAACTTACATTTGGATCATCTGACCATTCTTGCGCATAGTAATAGAAACGTCCCGTCTTGCCACGTCCACCTGTATCACCTTGCAAGGAGATGGTGATGTATTCTACGTGTACAATTACACCACCAATTTGTATTGCTGCAAAGATGGATGGAGAACCCTTTGCGTAGTCATCTATGTTGTCACCGTTAAACCAGTTTTGTGCATCAAAGAAACCATTAGCGTTTGTTGTTGTGTCGGCGTATGTTCCATTATCGTCAATGATATATCCATAACGAATAATAGTATTGGCAAGAGGTGTTCTTGTGTTACCAACATATTTATAGGCATAGCCCTTTATGTTTCCTGTTATTGTCTTACTTGCATCAGCCTTTGCAAAAGCCTCCGTAAATACGAATCCATAAGTAACGGCATCGTAACCTTTGTCACCTTTTGTGTAAGACCATGTGTATCGCAATGCGTTTGATTCATCTTGTCCGCTTTGTTCGTCAATATATACACCCATCCACATGTGTGTCGTATCGTTCGGAGATTTGTCCACGATAAATCCATCCACACTTGTAATCGTTGTGCCAGAGTAATTCACTTGCGTTGCCCAAGCAATGTGTGTGTAGTACGTCTTTCCTGCTTCACCTTGAAACACGCCAATATCTACCCAAGAGCCGCTTTCATTGCTCCACATATACAAATGTCCGTTTGCATCAACAACATACGCATCACCATCTACATGAGTAGTAGGTAAGTTTTGTACTGTTGACACGTGACCTTTTATGTGTATTGACGTTCCGTTCGTACCACTCATTCTAAAGTATTGCGCAGCTTCTTGTGTATAAGAACGGGTGCTTTCATTCCAAACGTGTCTAATTGACATTCTCCAAAGATACGCATAACCGTTTGATGGTGGTATAGATGTTTGCCATCCACCACTTATTGATGGCGGTGTAGTAATGCTTTGGGTCGATGAATCGTTTGACCACGCGTATTTTTCTTCAAAATAATATGGCGCAGATTCTCCGTCAACTAAAGTCGTGACAGTAAACGTATTGCTTATACTTCTTCGTGGTGACATATTCTCTTCTTCTTGTTTTGTTGCTTAATGATTATATTTCATATTTTCATTCTAAGGGCATTTTAAGACCATACACGCCCATTTTAGGACGTGTAGGCTATAACTATACCAGTGATGTTTTTCCCGTTGCCATTTACGGTATCATAGTG